CTAGTGCCTCGTTCAGGAAGTCCGTGTAAGCCATCTCAGGCGACCTGTGGTCTGTTGATGCCTAACAACTGTTTGACGATGCCAGAGAGCCCTACAGTGGGCGCTGACGCCATATCTGTGAATGATGCGAACTGGTCAACCGAGCCACGCTGACGATAAAGAGCGGAACCGTACATGAGCGTACCGAGCGTGACATCTCCACCAGGCGAAGTGGTTAACGAGTCTGTGTATCCGGATTCCTGACGTCGGCGGAAACAGAACGAGTTTGCAGCTGCAGCGACCTGCACCAAGAAAGCAGTTTCATCGCCAGCGGTAGTGATGCCGAGGTATGTTGCAATTTGTGGGCCTGTCACCCAAGTACAAGTTTCGGTATAGGTCAAAGTTCCAGTAGTTGTGGAGCTTCGATCTAGATCATCGCCAGCGTTGTAAAACAACACTTGGTTTGGAATCGGTTGGTTGACATCAAAAAGGAGATCGCCTTCAGAGTCAACGCCAAGAAAGTAGTAACTCGGCAGATCGTAAATGACATGAGTGCCGTTGAGCGAGTGACCCAAACTAGCAAGTGTCATTGACTGCCCAACAGCGACATCGGGTTCCGTCAGCGTTTGGACAACCGCATAGTTATCCAACCGCTGGTGGAATGTGACTTGGTATACAGCCATGATCGGCTAACCGCCTTTCGGGCTAGTAGTTAGGCGATGGTGATTGATTGAATGAAACTCGACTTAGCGACGAAGGTGGCGAAATACTGGTGGATACTCAGGTTCTTGCTAAGTGTGCTCGGGTTGTCAAGGCTCAACAATTGCGGGCCTGATTCGTAGATTTCGAAGCCTGGTGCGTAAACCACAAGCATGGTTCCGGAAGCGAAGTTGTTATCAACGACAACATTCAAACCGAGAACATTCATGCTGGTGTACTGGAGACCAGAGACGTTACCAATCGAGTTGGTGGTCATCATGCCGTTGGCGTTGTAACCAAACACTGGACGCTTGTCAGCATCGGTCTGTCGGCCCAACTTTTCCCATACGTCAGGCGACACGCACAAGTGTGTGGGGAAGAAGTTTGAATCTTCCGCAATTTCTCGAGCGGCGTCGTACAGAGCAGTGAACAATCCTGACGGATCGGCAGCGGTAACAGTCCAAGTTGAACCCGAAGCGGTAGCACCTGAAACTAAGGCGTCAGCTGCAATGTCGTCAGTCTTGATGAGCACTTGACCAGCGAGGTCGTTCAACACGACTTGCATTGCTGCAGGATCGGTGAAGTCAATGTCTTGGCGTGACAAGGTGACCTGACCGGCAACGGTTGACTTGGTGACCGTATTTGCTGCAATAACCATTGTGGTCGCCGACACTGCGTCAAGCTGATTTGCTTGAACGGCCGCTGAAACGTGAGTTGTAATAGTCGGGCGTACGAACTGACGGCTAGGCGTGTTCGGCATGGCTCGAGCACCAAAAGCATTGACGACTGGACGCACGTAATTAAGGTCCTGGAACACGGGACCCAAAACGCTGACGCTAAGCAAGCCTGGCGTGTCGCCTGTCAAAATGTCACCAGCTGCTGCTTGAATCGCAGTCTGATTACGCTTTGAAGCCTGAACAAAAGCATCGTTCACTTTGTGCCAAGTGTCGCCACCAGTGTGGTAAGCGGCGAGCATTTCGGATGCGCTAGGCATAGCGAACTCACGCTTGGGCTGAGCAAAGATCGGTGCGGTGGGCACAATGACTTCCTCGGAAACGATTGGGCTAAGTTCCATTTTTGGTTCTTCCTTTTGTTCTTCGACTTGTGGCGCTTCCGCCGCTACTTTGGTAATTATAGACTCCGAAAATGCAGCCTGTGGTACAAGGCTAATTTCCGACCAATCAGCGGCTAAAACAGTCATGTTGCCTTTGTCGTCATACTTGAACTCAGTCGGATTCACACCAACACTAAGTTCCATAACTCCATCAGCTGCTAACACAAGCGCCTCATTGCCAAGGTTTGTCGAACTAATTTTCATGGCCAGCAACATCTGTTCGCCAGTATCCACTCTTTCGCTAACTAAGCCAATAGGCATGGTGCTGTCGTGGTACATGTAAACACGAGGTGGGCGACCATCAACGGGCAAAGAGCCTGGTGCGAAAGAAACCGTAGTTCCATCGCTCACAGTTGCAAAAGTGTTGTATTGAACTGCGACGCCAGTGATAGTGCGACGATCCTGCCCGTCAGGGCCTGCAGCTTCTACAGCAAAAGTGTTTGAACTAAACCTAATCATGCCAACTCCTCTTGAGTGTTTTCTTGCTTTTGTTCTGTTTCTTTTTTCATGTAACTGTCAGCTTCTAACCACTTCTCAACATCCCATTTGACATAAGTGCCTCGAGGAAGTTGCTGGCTCAGGGCTGACGAAATCGCCTGTGCATACATTGACAACCCAAATGTCCACAAGTCCGACTTAGCGCCTGCGCTATTTGTGTAAGCGTATGAACCAGTAGAAATACCCAACAAATACGGGGGTACATTGCACAAGTTAGCAATCTCTTTTGACTGGTATTCGGCTGCATCAATCAACAGCATCTTGTCCGGAGTCGCTGTCGTTTCTGTGTAAGTCAAAAATTCGTTAAGAGCTGCAGTCTGGTTAGTGCTTCGAGCCTCGTTAAACGCTTCAGCCAAAGCACCCAACTCCTCGGCCGACAACGGTTCTCCGCCAGTCTGCTTCAGAACGCCAGCTGGTATTGCTGAACTTGCGTTACGGAAACGGGCATCACACAATTTGAGAGCGGTAGCAATGGTTTGTTCGCTCATGTAAATCATGCCCTGCGTAGGACTGTAAATCTGAACAACATCAGCAGGATCTAAAGCGCCACCATTGAAATAGATTTCTTTGCTTTTACCGAACCACACCGGACCTTCAGCGTCGGCCGTGTCAATGGAGCCTTGCGGTAGACGGGTGGCGGACGCCATGTAACCATCTTTTGTTCGGCTGGTGATGTAGAGGAAGCAACGACCAAAGAAGAACAGGTCATCAAAAATCCATGGGAACAAAAACGAGTTAGGCATATCGGGATCAAGTTGACGTAGCCAGGTACGAGGAGCCAACGGCACAGTCTCCATCTCGTCGCCGTTCCAAATTTCGGTGCACATCTTTAATTCCATGCTTGCCAAAACTGAGGCCATAAGGTCACGGCTTCGACTAATCGCAGGAACAGAAATGGCACGATTGCGAGCTAAGCCAGACTGGTACGTGTACCAACTGCCGATTGTGTTGGGGGCTTTGTTTTGTCGGTAGTAATTGGTGCCAACTGCAGCTGCAACCGATTCCTCAGGAATAGGACTAATAGCCGCCTTTGTCACTTCTTTTTTGCTAAATAATCCCATTAGGTTTCCTTTGCAGGGGAGTGCCGACGGGTCCCCGACGAACCCGCCGACACGATGCCGATATTAGTTCACCTTACTACCATTATGGGTTTAGCCCGATTCTGATATTTGCTAGAGAGAGCGATACCCCACACTGCACACTTAGCAAGTTCTATTGGTCCTGGACTCGACTTGTGAGAAATCATGACGCCCATTCCAGTCTTAACAAGGACGCTTCTTAATATATGTTCCGACAAACTGACTTGACCAGAGTGCTTAACACGACCCTCAATAATCATCTTTTGAGCGATGCCTGTCCACTTCAACATTTCGGCCTGACCGACGACAGTCATGCGGCGACGGTAATGCAAAGGCGCATGGATTTCTAACGTCGGCGTAATAGCCAGGGCAACAAGCTTGTCGTCCATGACTCGATCAATCTCAGACCAAAGCGCCGTTTCGTTATCAACAATAAACTCAACATGAGTGTGCACAATGCCATCAAACATTGACGATCTAACACCAACATAACGGTTTGTGTCCATGCTCATCTCTACGGCCAGCACTCCACCGGCAGGCATTGGGTCATCAGTTTTACAGGACGCCCAAACGCCTTCCTCCAACCAACTGCCTCGACTACTCACCCACATATTTAAGTGGGCACGCAAGAACGACTCTTTTTTAGATACAGCCTGGAGTGCTTCAACCGTGATTGTTTTACCCAACGCAGGGTTAGCGTAAATCCAGTTCTCAGGGTTACGCCAGTCCCGATCGCCAATACTCCACTCAGCAAAATAGAGCCGTGTGCGCTCGCCTCGTTCAATCTCTGAAATAGCCGTTTCACGCATATGGATCATGGCCTTACTCGACTCATCACCAGCTGTACTCCAGCAACTCAGCAAGGGCGACTTGCGAGCAATCTGTGAAGGACGCAGGGCTTCCGATAAACAGGAATCGGAGACGTTGAAAAGTTCGTCAACAACGATCAAGTCATACGACCCACCATGCAAGTTCGGAGAAGCTGCACGAACTTCCCACATAGACCCGTCTGGCATAGTCACCGACTTACGACCAAAAGTCCGCATCGCCTTACCGCTCT